TGTGGGGGATTTTCTACAAACGGGCGGTGGCCCGATGGCGGACTTCTTTGAGAACATCGCACCGCGCGTTGGTGTCACCGCCGATCAGTTCGCCCGCCTTTCCGGTCCTGAGGCGCTGCAGCTTTACGTCTCAAGCCTGGAGAAGGCAGGCGTCAGCCAACAAGAGATGACCTTCTATCTCGAGGCGATGGCGTCCGACACCACGCGGCTGATCCCGCTGCTGCAGAACGGCGGTGCGGAGATGACCCGGCTCGGCGCACAGGCGCAGGCGCTTGGGTCGGTGCTTGATGCGGATGCCATCGCCGCAATGCGTCGCTCCGAACTGGCGCTGGTCAGCATTGGCCAGGTGTTTACGGGCGTGCGCAACCGGATAGCCGTGGCGCTTGCCCCGTCGCTGGAAGCAGTCGCCAATGCGTTTGTGGCGCTGGCCTCTTCTACCAGCCCGATCAGCCGCGCGTTTGACGCGGTCCTGGCGAACCTTGACCGGCTCGCGATCTATGCGGGAACCTTCGCCACATTCCTCGCCAGACGCTGGGTTGCCGCGATGGCCGCCGCGGCGCTGTCTGTCCGCGGGCTCGCCACCACGCTGGTGGTCCTCAAGGGCGCGTTGATCCGCACTGGCATTGGCGCGTTGATCGTTGGCGCAGGCGAGCTTGTGTATTGGTTTACGCGCCTCACGTCAGGTGCCGGCGGCTTTGGCGAGGCGATGCGCCTTTTAAAGGATGTTGCCGTCGAGGTCTGGGACCGGATCAAGATGGGCGCCTCGGCCACAGGCGCGCGCGCAACAGCGATGTTTTTTGATCTCAAATCCGATGCTGCCACCGGCATGGCGGGGGCGATTGAAAGCGTTGTCGCCTTTGGTAACGCCACAGCCAATACTTTTGAGGGTGCACTGCTCGCCGTCCGCGAAATCTGGTCGCGCCTGCCAGCTGTGATCGGGGATCTTGTTTACGCGGCGGCGAACCGGATGCTCGATGGCATCGAGGCGATGCTGAATGGTGCGATCGCCCGGATTGACGCCTTTACGGGCAAGATCCGCGATGCGCTGGCGGCTGTGGGCATCGAGACCACCTTTGGCGAAATCGGTGAAATGAGCCTCGGGGATATTGCCAACCCCTTTGCGGGGGCTTCAGCGGATGCAGGAACGGCTACTGCGGAGGCGTTCCGCCGAGCCTTTGCGGACAATCCGCTTTCGGCACCTGATCTGGGGCTTGATGGGATTGCCGCCGACGCGCTGGCCACGGCCAATACCTACCGGCAGGCCGCCACGGATCTTGCGAATGGCGCGACCGCACCGCTGAGGTCTTGGGCCGCGCTGCGCGATGCTGTTGCGGGTACTAGCGAGGACGGCGCTGCCGCTCTTGACGAGGCAACAGCCTCCGCTGACCGCCTGGCAGGAGCAATGGCCCAAGCCGGAGATGCCGTGGGCGGCGGCGGGTCTGGTGGTGGCGCAGGCGCACAGATTGTGACCGGCTGGCGCGCGGTCTCTGAGGCTTTGAAGTCCTATGCCAGTGATGCGCTGAACTGGGGCAAAGGCCTTGGAGAAACTTTATCCCGCGCCTTCTCTAGCGCCGAAAGCTCGTTCCGCAGCTTTGTCGAGACGGGAAAGCTCGACTTCAAGGGCCTCGTGCGATCAATCTTGGCAGATCTTGCCGTGTTGGCGTTTCGCCGCGCGGTGCTGGGACCCGTCGCCAATGCGCTGTCGGGTGCCTTTGGTGGCGGTGGGTCTGTTGCCGCTGCGGTCTCTCATGCGGGCGGCATGGTGGGGCTCTCTGGCCATACGCGGTCGGTCCCCGCAGCCGTCTTTGCTGCGGCCCCCCACATGCATGCCGGCGGTTGGGCAGGGCTGCGCCCAGATGAGGTGCCCACGATCTTGCAGCGCGGCGAGCGGGTGCTGTCCCGATCGGAGGTTGCGCGTGGTGCAGGCGGCAGTATCCCCGTTGCTGTCCATCTCAATGTTGATGCGCGCGGCGCGCAGTTCGGGGTGGCTGAACAGCTGGCAAGCGTGTTGCGCAATGCCCAGCCCGAGTTCGAGCGGATTGCGCTGGCCGCTGTGGGCAATGCCATGCGCCGGGGGCGACTGGCATGAGCGTCATTGTGGAGCTGCCGCGCACCTGGGTTGCGAACCTCGAGCGGCGCTTGGTCACGGCCACCAGCCAGACACCGTCACCGTTTACGGGCAGCATGGAGGTGCAGGACTGGGGTGGGGAATGGTGGGAATATGATATCGAATTTGCCGCGCAATCAGGACCGCTGGCGCGGTCTGTCTCTGCGGCCCTGACGGCGCTTGGCTCTGGCCGGGGCCTGCTGCTTTTTGCCGACCCGTCAATTGAGCCAAAAGGGCTGACGCAACCGGTCACGCTGGCAACGCCAATCACGGGCGGCAACGTCATCCAAACACTCGGCTGGCCTTCTGGCCTGCCTGCCGTTGCCTCGGGTGACTTTCTCTCCATCGGTGCCGCGCGCGACACGCGCCTGCACCAGATCGCCTTCGATGTAACAGCGGATATCAATGGGTTCGCAACACTGACGATCTTTCCAGCCATGCGCAGCGCGCTGCCCGCCAACACAGCTTTGGAGGTGAACAGACCGCAGGTGCTGCTGCGCCCTACCACCGCGGTTCCCACCCGCATCGCGCGTGTAGCGCGTCACCGCTTCACACTCTCCGCACGCGAGGCCATTTGATGAGCCGCGACATCACGGCGGCATTGGCCGATGCGCTTGACGCCGCGGATCTCAGGCCTGCGATCTTGTTTGAAGGCGTCTTCCCATCCGGCACGGTGCGGATCTGGACTGGGGCTGGTCCTGTGGAATGGGACGGCAAGACCTGGACCGGCGTCGGCGTGCTTTTGGGGCTTGGGGCTCTTGAGGAAACCTCGGATGTTGTGGCCTCTGGGACCACGGTCTCACTCTCTGGCGTACCGCTTGATTTGGTGGGGCTTGCGATTGATGAAGCGCGCCAGGGTCAGCCAGGGCGCATCTGGCTGGCCCTTCTGACCGAGGATCGTCAGATCATCGCCGATCCCGTGCAGGCCTTCACCGGCCGCCTTGATGTGCCGGAGATCCAGGAAGATGTGCAAAGCTGCCGGATCACGATCAGCTATGAAAGCCGGCTCATTGATCTCAATGTGCCACGCAACTGGCGCTACACCCATGAAAACCAGCAGGTGCTCTTTACGGGCGATCTCGGCTTTGCGCATGTCACCGCGATCCAGGACCAAGAGATCACCTGGGGGCGGGGATGATGGAACGGAACAGCGTTGTCATCCACATGGCCGTCCGCGTCCCACATTGGGAACAGCTGTTTGCCGCCGCTATAACTGATGCCCGCACGCGCCCCTTCGCATGGGGCCAGCATGATTGCGCGACTTGGGCCTTTGATCTGCGCCGGGATCTGACAGGCGGGCCGGACCATGCCGCCCTCTGGCGGGGGCGGTACCGCACGCCCCTTGGCTGCCAGCGGGTACTGCGCCGGCTGGGCTGGCACAGGCTTGAAGATGGTGTGCGCGCCCTGCTTGGAGAACCGCTGCCCGATCCGCGCCTTGCACAGCGCGGGGATATTGTTTTGGGCGGAGAGCCTGAGGCTTTTGGCGTGTGTATCGGCGCGCGGGCAGCCTTCGTCGCGCCCGAGGGGCTTGTGACCCTGCCGCTGAGCTCTTGCCGTCTCGCCTGGAGAACCTGATCCATGCCACCCATTATTCTTGGCGCCGTCGCACTTGGCGGTGCGGCGATCGCGGCGGGCGGCGTGGCGGCCGCTTTTGCAGCGACGGGTTTGATTGGCTTTGCCGCCAACTTCGGCGCGTCGATGCTGCTCTCGGCGGCGGCACAATCCATGATGCCCAAGCCATCTGTGGGCCAGATCGCCTTGCAGGCCCGCACGGTGACCGTGCGCGAGCCGGTGATGCCGCGCCAGATGGTTTATGGTCGGACCCGCAAGGGTGGCGTGATCACCTTTCTGCATTCGACAGGGGACAAGGACAAAGACCTGCACCTCGTCGTGGTGCTGGCCGCCCACCGTGTGAAGTCGATTGGCGCGATCTACTTCGAGGGTGAGATGGCGGTGAATGCCGCAGGGGTCGCGCAAGGCCGGTGGGCGGGCAAACTCGCAGTCGAGAAACGCCTCGGGCATGACGATCAAAGTGCATTCGCGGGCCTCATCGCGGCAGCACCAGATCTCTGGACGCCCGCGCATCGGTTGGCCGGCTGTGCTGCGATCTATCTGCGACTGACCTATGATCCGGATGCCTTCCCGAGCGGGATCCCGAACATCACGGTCGATATGGAGGGCAAGGACGATATCCTTGATCCACGCATTGGCGCGCGCGGCTATACTGAGAATGCAGCGCTTTGCGTGGCTGACTACATGGCGCATCCCATCTATGGTATTGGGGCGGGCATCGGTGCGCCGGACGGGATCGAGACCGACAGCCTGATTGAGGCGGCAAACATTTGCGACGAACAGATCGTGCTTGCAGGCGGTGGTACCGAGCCACGCTACAGCTGCAATGGGGTGGTCTCGCTATCAGAGACGCCCAAGACCATTATCGAGGCAATGCTGACCGCCATGGCCGGGCGCTGCATCTGGCAGGCCGGCCAATGGCGCATGCGTGCAGGCGCCTACCGGATACCATCAAGCCTGCTCACCTCCGATGATGCGCGTGAGGGTGGCATGACGCTGACAACCCGCCAAACCCGCGCTTCAAACTTCAACGCGGTGCGCGGCCAGTTCGTGAGCCCGCAGAATAACTGGCAGCCTGATGACTTCCCGGCCTATGCCTCTGAGACCTACCGGTTGGAAGACGGCGGCGAACAGGTCTGGCGCGATATCGCGCTGCCCTTCACGATCTCGGCGGCAATGGCGCAGCGGTTAGCCAAGATTGAGCTGGAGCGCGCGCGGCGGCAGATGCGCGTGCGGTTCTCGGGAAAGCTCAAAGCCTGGCGTGTGGCCGCAGGCGAGACGACGCTTATGCGCTATTCCCGCTGGGGGTTTGGCGGGCCAGATCCAAATGATGGCAAACCTTTTGAGGTTGAAGCTGTGCGGTTGGACCTGACGCAGGTGGGGTCCGGTCCGCGGATTGCGCCAGAGCTCTTGCTGCGCGAGACCTCTCCGCTGGTCTATGACTGGGACGCCAGCGAGGAGCAGATCTATGCAGCCGCCCCGCGCACGACGCTGCCCTCGGCCTTTGACATCGCACCGCCTGGTGCGCCGCAGGGCGAGGAGGAGCTCTACGTCACGCGGGACGGCTCGGCGGTAAAGGTGTTGTTGCGCGTGCGCTGGACTGCAGCCCAAAGCGGGTTTGTCGAAAGCTACCAGTTCGAGGCCCGCCGCGATGGGGGCGCGTGGCAAGATTACGGGCGGACGAGCGGCACGCTGATGGAGCTGCGCGATATTGCGCCAGGCCAATGGGACTTCCGCGTCAAAGCCGTGTCTGTGCTGGGGGTCTCGTCCCCCTGGCGCGAGGGCACGCGCGAGGTGGTGGGGCTGACGGCACCGCCGGCGGTCCTCGAAGGTCTGACCATCCAGTCGGCAGGCGGGCTCGCCGTTCTCAAATGGCAGCGCGCGGTGGATGTGGATGTGCGCGTGGGTGGCAGTGTGATTATCCGCCATAGCAAGGACGCAAATGCCTCTTGGGCGAACTCGACGCTCATGGACCGCGTCTCGGGCGGCGAAGCCATTGCGGTCGTGCCCCTGAAACCTGGCACCTATCTTTTGCGCGCAGAAGACAGCGAGGGGCGCATTGGCCCCGTTAGCACGGTGACGACCAAAGGCGTGCAGATCTTGAGCTTTGCGCAGCTGAACACGCTGTCGGCGGATCCGGGCTTTGCAGGTCAAAAAACTGGTCTGGTGACCACCGCAGGGACGCTGAAACTGGAAACCGGAAACGATGCGGCAGGCAGCCCGGTCGTGCTGGCGACCGAAGGGCTCTACCAGTTTGATGGGCTGCTCGACTTTGGGGCGCTCAGACGCGTGCGCTTACGCTCGGATATCTTGGTCGGTGCCTCGGCCCTGTCGGATTACATCGATGACCGTATGACGCCGATAGATAGCTGGGCCGACTTCGACGGCTCGGAAGGTGCTGATATCGACGTTGTGCTCGAGGTGCGCGAAACCGATGACGACCCAGCGGGTGCAAACCCCGTCTGGGGACCCTGGGGGCGGATCGACAACAGCGAGATTGAGGCGCGCGCGGTCGAGGTGCGGGCCTGGCTCAGAACGAACGATCCGGCATTCACGCCGATCGTGTCGGAATTGCGGCTCATTGCAGATGAGGTGGCCTAAGGGGCATCTCATTAATGCGGGGCGCCCCATCGCTGCCTGTCGATGTCGTCTCCAACGCGAAGGCACGCGTAACTTTTGCCCAGAGAAACGGGATATCCATCAATGGCTCAAGCACCCAGCTTTGTGATCATCAACGACAATGGCGCAGCTGTGCGCGCGCAGATCAACCAGGTGATTGCCGCCCTCAGATCGACCAGTAGCGGCGCCACCGCCCCAACAGCGACCGCACCGGGGATGCTTTGGGTCGATAACAGCACCACGCCGCCGACGCTGAAGATCCGCAACACCGCCGACAGTGCCTTTGAGGCGTTGCTTGACGGCGGAGACTATTAATCTGGGCCGCGACATCGGCCCGAGACCATCCAGCACGAAAGACGGCGGCCATGCAGGACCAGAGCTTTATCGAAATGATCAACAACCTGTTTGGCGGCGCA